CTAAATGGCATTACAACTGGTGCTACTGCTTATGCAAATAGTGATGTAGATACACATCTAAACCAATCTACTGCAAGTAGTGGTGAAATACTTAGTTGGAATGGTAGTGATTACGACTGGATTGCCGCCGCCGCTGGTGGTGTAAGTGATGGTGATAAAGGTGACATTACTGTATCTAGTAGTGGCGCAACTTTTACTATTGATAACGGTGTAGTAAGCACTGCAAAGATTGCTGATGACGCAGTTACAGCTGCAAAGATTGCTAATACTGCGGTTACGGCTGGTTCGTATACAAACTCAAACATTACAGTTGATGCACAAGGGCGCATAACAACTGCTGCTAGTGGAGCGTCTGGTGGAGCGTCTGACATCAACGCACTGTCTGATGCTGTTACTAACGACAGTGGTCAAACTATCGGCTTGGGTACTGGTGCTCTTGCTAATGACGATGGGACTAATAATGAAGCTACGGCTGTTGGATACAACGCATTAAATGCAAACACCAATGGTTTTGGTGGTGTAGCTGTTGGCCATGAATCTCTTAAGAGTAATACGACTGGTTATAGTAACCATGCTTTTGGACACAAGGCTCTTCGTACGAATACCACTGGCAACCAAAATATTGCCGTTGGAAGTCAGGCTTTACACTATAACACTACTGGAGTACAAAATGTTAGCGTTGGAGAAGCTAGTCTGTATTCTAATACCACCGGTTCGTATAACACTGCTGTTGGGTATTATACTCTTACTGCGAATACAACTGCTCAGGAGAATACAGCTGTCGGATACGAAGCTCTAAGGTGGAACACTACAGGCGGTAGCAACACAGCTAGCGGCTATAGAGCTGGTGATTCGATTACAACTGGCAGTAATAACGTAGCTATCGGCTACTATGCTCTAGATACCATAACCACTGGTAGTTACAACACTGCCGTGGGCAGATATGCATTGGCTGCTGGATCAGCAAGCACGCAATACAACACAGTTGTTGGCGATAGAGCAGGGCGGTCAGCTTCGAATTATGAAACATTTGTCGGAGCCGAATGTTTCTCTGAAGTATCAGGCCACACCTACGGGGTTGGTTTAGGTTATGGAGCTGGTAAGTGGAACCGGGGTGATAAAAACACAGCTATTGGTTATCGAACTTGTGGTGCGACTGGTTATTCGGACGGCGATGAAAATACTGCTGTTGGATACCAAGGCTTGCATAATGTTACCACTGGTGGTTATAACACAGTTATTGGGTCCAAATCCGGGCAAAACATAACAACAGGCCAATACAATTTAATTGCTGGTGGCAACAATATCGGCTCATCAATAACAACTGGCAGCTACAACGTATTGCTTTGCGGTCAGTATGGAAACACTAGCGGCAGTTACAACACCTTTGTTGGAGGGAGGCCTGGGTATACAACCTCGGGCAGCAACAACATTATTGTTGGAGCGGGGTCGGGCTGGACTGGATATTCAGTAAACGGCAGCAGTAACATAATCATTGGTGATTATGCGGGGTATTCAGTTAATGGTGCCGATAATGTAATCATTGGCAAAGACGCTGGCTATTCAGCAGGTGGCTCTAATAATGTAATCATTGGAAACGATGCAGCAGGGTCTACCGGCTCCGTCAGCAATGAAATTACATTAGGCCACACCAGTATTGCGACTCTTCGCTGTAACGTTCAAACAATCAGTAGCCTGTCTGATGGTCGTGACAAAACCGAAGTAGAAGATTTACCACTTGGTCTTGACTTTATCGATACATTACGTCCCGTTAAATTTAAATGGGATACACGTGATGGCAACAGTAAAGACGGTTCTTTTGATGCTGGTTTTATTGCTCAAGATCTGCAATCTGCTCAGTCCACATCTAATGCTGATTACCTGAAGATGGTTATGGATGAGAATCCAGATCGTCTTGAAGCTGCCTACGGTCAGCTCATTCCTGTCCTTGTACAGGCAATCAAAGATCTTAAATCTGAAATCGAAACTCTTAAATCAAATGTCTGACACTATTACAGCTACAGAAATTGCACAACACTACAGTGCAGCAGGCGACAGCGTTACTCTTATTAATGAACTAGTTGCCGTTGAAACACTTACTGACGAACAGAAAGATACTGTTAGTCGTAATGTAGAACACCTAGAAATTATGGTTGCTAAAGATTACTGGACTTCAGAAGACTTGGCTCCACTTAACTCTGCAATTACTGCAGGCAAAGCTAAAATTGCTTAATTAATTATGATTACTCTTATCCGTCCAATCTTGTTTTCATTCCTACAGTCTGAAAAAGTAAAACTGCTTATCATTGATATGCTTACTAAATTGGTTGAATCAACCGATAATGATATTGATGACAAAGCTGTTGAGTTTATTAAAAACGGTCTATTTCCGGTTAAGAAATGAATCTTGGGGAGCCACCACTGTTCCCCTCTATAACGCTCCCTGAGGCATTCCAATTACCACTTCCTGTGCTAGAAGTACCAAGGGCAGATATACCCTATTACAAGCCCTTAGTGGTACCTCCTAGCGACCTTAGGCCACCTCCTGGTATTGAACCTGATGCAGAAGATAAACCACCGGAGGCCGAACCTAAGCCACAAATACCAGAAATAGATCCAAAACAATTTCAACCACCGGAAGTACAAACATTAGGAATACCTGGCACTAATATTGAAGTACCTGTACCTAGTACAGAAATTGTTGTAACAGCTGCCTCCACTGCTGTTGTATCAGTAGCCGCAACTTTAGCTGCTACTTCAATATTTAAGCATTTAGTTAGTTTATTTAAACCTATAATTAAACAAGCATGGAGCAAATTACAGAAAAAGAAGGGAAGCCCAAAAACTTCTTAGAAAAAGTAAAAGAAAACACAGAAGATGAGCTGCAGATTCTAGGTACTTTTGTACGTCTAGGTGTTGTCGTATGGAGTGGTTTTATTATCACTTTAAATTACGTAGAACTACCTATGTTTAAAAAAAGTGTTGGCGGGGATATTACTTTCCCGGCCTCTATTTTTACGGGAGCACTAGCTACATTCGGGCTATCCACGTCTAACAATAAGTCCAACAGTAAATCCTCTGATCCTAAAAAGAAAGAAGAATGAAACGCTTACTTTTACTTTTAATATTGGCTAGTCCAGCTACAGCACAAGTAACCCCTAATTTTACTCAGGGGTCAATGCAATCAACCACTACATCTACCATTGATATTAGTCGCACAATTGCAACCAATATTCATGGTGGTGCTTATTCATCATGGTCAGGAACAAACATAACTCCAAGCGCAGACGTGGCTGGAAATTCAACAACATTTTCAGTGACAACTGCTGGAGCTCCATTTCAATTAGAAGTGGTAACAAGAGCTGCTGGCAAGATTCAAGACAGCCTAGTAACAGAAACAATCAAGCAGGTTACAAATACTACCTCCTTATCGGTCTTCTCGCAGTAGTACCTGCCTACGCAAATGAAGAACCTAGGGTTCAAAATACTTCTAACCCGGTTGCCGCTGCAACAGGTAATGTGACTAATCAGGCGGTACAGTTCCAAAACAACGGAGCACCGTCAAGACAATACTTTGCAGGTAATAACAGTTGTAACGGTACAACGATGCAGCTATCACCATTTTATATGGGTAACGACACAACTCCTATGGAACCTGATGGTTACGTAAAAAGTAATAACTGGGGAGCACAGGTTAGTTTTTCAGTACCGCTTGATGGAGGAATGATAGAAACCTGCAAGGCTATTGCCCGTAAACACGAAGCAAAGATGCGTCTAGATTACGAGCTAGTACGTGCTCTTAAATGTACAGAAATCATGAAAGCTGGTTTCACCTTTCGTCCTGGCAGTCGCGTAGAAGTACTTTGCCACGACATCGTACCTATTGTCTCACTTAAATAATGGAAGCAGCAGTCACTGCTCTTATCGCTTTAATTGGTGGTGGGGCAGCTTTAAATAATAGATTACACAACAGAATAAATAACGTGCATGACCGCATTAGTGGTCTTGACAGACGTATTGACGCTATTGAATTAAATGTAGCGCAAGACTACGTATCTAAAGCTGACCTATCAGTAATGGTCCAACGTATGGAAGACCATATGATACGTATCGAAAACAAATTAGATCAAATCGTATTGAGGAATTAACTATGTCTAGAAAAGTCAATGAAACACACATGGGTGATTTTAAAAAAGGTAAAAAACATACTCCAGACGGTCAGGATGTACCTCAACCTTATCGTTATCAACTCAAACCTAAGACAGCTAAAGGAAAAACAAACTCTGTTAACGCATGACTTATCAACTTATTGACCTATACACCAACAAAGTACTTGGTGAATACGAAACACTAGCTCAAGCTGAACGTGACGAATCACATCTCATCCATGAACCTAATGAAGTTCGTTATGAGATTAAAACACCAGCTAAACCTAAGCCAAAGGCTAAAAAAGCTAAATGACAAACAAGAAAGCAACTGAAGACCAGTTTAACGAGTTGCATAATCTTGTCACAAAGGAATTCCTTGCCCGTATTAAATCGGGTGAGGCTTCCACACAAGATCTAAAAGCAGCTTGTGATTGGTTATCAAAGAATGATATCAGTGGTGTCGCCTTTGAAGGTAGCCCCCTAGATAAACTGGTTAGTATCATGCCAACTGTTGACCCTGAACTTGTACAACGGAGACTTTATGGCTCGAAAGTCTAGTTATAGCGGAGCCAAATATGCTAATGGTAATTATAAATCTTACCAAAAGAAATATGATGGATCTAAATTACAGATCGCTAAACGGTCTGCATTAAATAAAGAAAACCGTTCACGTGGAACCTACGGTAACGGTGATGGCAAGGATGTATCCCACAAGAAAAATGGAAAGACATTCCTCGAAAAAGCATCAAAAAACAGAGCACGTAAAGGACGCGCATGACCCCATTACTTCCTACCCCTAACGATTACCTCTACAACTTAATAGCCATGACCTCACCAGAAGCTAAGCGTCTGTGGAGACGCTCT